ACGGCACTCTTCGCCTCGCTGTCAAGGGCAAGTTCAAGCGTCGTTCCTCCGGTCGAGTAGCTGACCGCCGACTCGTTCGAGGCGGCGGAGGTGACTCCACCAGAGGTATGCGTCGCCTGGTAGGTGTAGGTGTGGCCGCTCGTGAACGGGCCGGTGTCGGTCCATGGCGAACCGGTCCATGGGCCGTGGTAGACCTGCGAGTAGCTGCCCGCGTCCTCTTTGCGGCTGATGGTGATGGAGTCGAGCGCCGTGCCTGTAGCCGCGACGGCACTCTTCGCCTCGCCGGAGAAGGCCAGTTCATGGGTAACTGCCGCGCCCGTCTTGGTGCCCGACGCGGAGACGGAAGAGACGGCTTCGCTGGCGAAGGCAAGCTCCCACGTGGCGTGGACGACGTAGCCGCTGACGAAGACCGCGCTCTGCGCCTCCGAGGCGAGCGCAAGCTCCCATGTCGCGTCTGTTTTGGATCCGGTGGCGGCGACGGCGCTCGTCGCCTCGCTGGCCAGTGCCAGTTCATAGGTGACCGGGGGTGCGGTCCTGGTGCCGGTAGCAGCGACGGCGGACTGCGCCTCCGACGCGAGAGCCAGTTCCAGCGTCTCCGGGGCCTTGTTGAGGACGACGAGGTAGCCGCCGCGATAGGTGCAGGCTGCGCTGAGCGTGAAGGTCGGCGCGCAGAGGCCGCCCGCCCAGGCGTTGTTCGTGTCGGCGATGAGTTGGTAGAAGTCCGAGTTCGTCTCGCCGTAGTCGCGGCGCTCGGTCCACCCGGTCAGGGCGTCGTAGCTCTTCGCGGAGGTCGAGTAGGCCGAGCAGATGGCGACCACCATCGGGTTGCTCGTAGTGACGGACCCGCAGGCGATGGTAGACGCGGAGGCCGTGCCGTAGGTGCTCTTGACGCTGTTGGCGATCGGGGTCGTCGCGTCGCAGCCGCGATAGACCTCGGCCTGGATGAGCGTCCTGGCGGACGCCGCCCATGTCCAAGTCGCAAATGAGTCGGAGATGGTGAGCAGCTTCGCGTAGACCCAGACGCCGTAGGTGGAGAGGTCGCTCTGGAGCCGCGTCCAGCCGCTCGGCACGACGCTTGGGCTGACCGCTGCGGAGCGGCTGATGACGACAAGTGCCAGGTCGCCGACCTGGAAGCCGGAGACGAAGCTGATGTCGGCGGTGGTCGAGCCGCTGGAAGCCGTCCCGAGAACGTAGTTGACCGGCGTGATTGCCAAGTCACGTCCAGCTTACGACGATGTTACTGCCTGACTGCGCCGCAGAAATGGTAGGAGGGGTGAATCCAACAGCGTAGACGCCAAAGTTCGCGTTCTGCGCCGTAATCGTGCCTAGGTTGGCGGGAAAGTCCGGGTAGGTAAAGGAAATGTTGCCCCCAGTGTTGCCCGGAGAGTAGGTGTAACGATAATAAGCTGCGGAGTTATTGGGGCTACCGACACCCCACCCAATCCAATAGTACCCAGAAGTCAGAGACACCGGGGTTGAAAAGCTGAAAGCCCTCCAGTCGAGCGTCGTATCAGTCGCCTCAATGATTACTTCGTCCGAGTAACCCAAGAGTGCATCTGGGGCTGGCCCTGTCTTATCTGAGTAAATACACGCACGCCACCATTGCGGGTTTGCCCCATTGCTGGCACAGAGGATGCGCATCTCGCTGACAACTGCCGCAGACGACAACGGGTAGCGGCCAAGGCGAATCCTGTTGAAGACCTGATTGTCGCTTGATCCGGGGTCAGTCGTGTATCCGAAGAGAACAGACATCGCTTACATTCAGTTCGACTCGTCGAGGCTGATGGAGAGTGCGCCGGAAGCGATGGAGAACGTGTCACCGGCGTCAATCTGGACGTCACTCGTAAGTTGCTTGATGGCGTAGTAGTGGCCGATAGCACCAGAGGCGGTGTCCACGAGCGCAAGGTAGCGCACGGCGCCCCACGCCGTCCCTGCGGCGCTCCATGAGTTCACGGCGGCAGCGTTGGTGATCTTGTAGCCGGTGCCGCTCACGGCGGCGGCGTTCCAGAACGTCGAGGACGTGATGGCGGCGCGGGCGTAGTTGGTCCCGGAAGTGGATACCTCGGTCCCATTCGCCCCTGTCATCAGGTTGATAGCCGTGGCCGACGTGAACAGGGCCAGGTAGGCCGTAGCAGGGACACGGTTCGAGGCCGACTGGTCGGCGATGAGCAGGTGCTGGAGCATGGCCGTCTTGGCCTCGGTCGTGATGCCCGCCAGCGTCGTGACGTCGAGCTTGAGCTGGAGAGCGGCGGCCGCGAAGCGCGCCGTGTCTCCCGAGGACGGGTCACGCGGCGTGGTGAGCGCGCCTCCCCAGAGGAGATTGGAACCGGCGAGGTTGCCGTCGAACAGCGCCGCGCCATTGATGGCGGGCCAGTCCGAGCCGACGGCCCATGAGAAAGCGCTGGTCAGCTTGTTCTGGCCGACCATGCCGTTGCCGGACGCGACGACTTCCCAGTTGGTCGAGCCGCGTGCGGCAAGCTGGCCGTACTGCGTATAGCCAGTGCCGACCATCTCGGTACCGCCAGTCGGCGGGTTCGATTCAAAATCGGTCGGGTTCGTGGAGTAGAGGCGGATGTAGGGGTCAGCCCCAGTCCACGTTACCCTACGGTAATACCAGTCGAGCAACTGCTGCTCTGTGTAGTTAGACATTCCTGCCATTGGTCAACTCCTTTGTAGGTGCATCATGTGCAAGGTAGTGAAGTATCTTTGCGTTGATCCGCATCTATCGGCAAAGGTGAATGCTTCAGTCATGCCCCTTCCGGTGATTTGCGGTAAGCGCGGCTTTCCTGGTAGCCGCCAAGCTCTATGCAGTGTGCGTCGCAGCCGTAAGCCTACTGCCGCTCGTCACGAGCGCCGGAAGAGCAGCATCAGAAATGGAGTTGCGACGGCGAGGATGGCAGTCACATCCGCTGACTCGTGGTCGTGGTTCACGACCAACAGGAGGGTGGCGGCGAGCAGCGACAGGGAAACCGCCAAGATAGCGGTACGCTTGGCCCGGTCGGTGAGCCATGACTGCACGGCACGCTGATTCTGCTTGGCGGCGGTGATTTCTCTGACGACCTCGTTGACCGACTTCAGTTGCCGCTCAACCTCCTGCCGAATACGCTCGTCTGACTCCGCGATGTGGCCCTCCACACGCTGCTGCCACTCCTCCTCATTGCGCACGTGTTCGTCAAAGCGTCCCGACATATGGTGGGTGCTGGCGGCAATCTCCTTGATGTCTTTTCTGGCTGCGTCGATCTTCTCGTCCAGCATGGTGTAGGACGCGAGCAACTGGTCGATGCGGTTGGCTTCTTCTCTCGTCATAGGCACGCTCCGGTCGCCATCAGGTTGGGTGATGCCTGCGGTACCTGTGCCGCTTGTGTAGCCTGACGCGCGTGATGCCGCCAGCCGCCTCAAGTTGCTCGATGAGGATGTCTGCTGGCAGGCCAACCTCAAGCTCAACCGTACCGCCGTCTACGTCCACCGTTGACCGAGTGACGACCAACGGCCCAGTCCGGGCATAGTCAGTGTCAACCCAGTCGCCGCCCTGGATGTAGGCGCACGGCTTGGCGGCTCCGCTCGAGTACACGGTGATGGTCGGTACGCGCAGGGTCACAACGCCGGTCGCGGATCCCAGGGCCAAGCTCCGCGCGAGCTTGTCTGCCAGGAGGTCGGCGTGGCGGTCGGTGAAGTTTCTCCGCGAGAAGTCGACCGTCATAACCGGTGCTGCGGCACCACGGAACGGCCTACCGGCTGTTAGGCCAAGGTTCGTCGGGCCTATCTGCGTCGCGGGCGTACCGGCCGGGAAGCCGCTCGCGCGCCCGACGCGGCCGTAGACTAGGCGCACGGCGCTCGGGCTGCCAAGGCCATCTTCGGGGTGGTTCGCTACGTCCCAGTCGATTCCCGGAAGGGTAGGGTTGATCTTGTAGCAGTTAGATTGGCTGCGGATATCGCTCCACTCGGTTCTCATAGGTCGCGCCCTGAAGACAATGCCGCCGGTAGCGTTTGGCCACCAGCCCCAAGTCACCAGTGAATCGCTCTGCGTTGCCAACTGGTTGATGGCGCTGACGCCGTCAGTGTAGGGTCGCACGAGAAGGTTTGGGATGACGCTACCGATAGATGCGGTGTCGGTTGTGTCGTGGAAGCCGAGAAAGTTGGCTACCTCAACCATCGCCTCGTCTACGCGCCGAGTGTCGAGTCCGGTGTAGACGCGAACATTGTCAATACGCACGTAGCGGTCATTGGTCATCGTCGCGCCCTTGGTGTTGGTGCAGTACATACCGAGGGCTAGGTACTTCACTCCATCGCTCGGAGGAGTCCAAAAGCCAGACGTGTCGAAGTGAGCGTTCAACAAATGCTGCTCGCTGGCGGCGTCGCCCCAAGTCTTGATGACGTTGTAATCGCTCAGGAGGCGGCTGTCGGTATATCGGCCGCTCTTCGGGTAGATAAGAACGGCGCGCATGTGGTCGCCGAGGTTGGTCGAGATATCGCCCTCCATGCGCTTCACACCGTTTCGCGTCGGCATCATGTAGGTAGCGCCGAGGTAAGGGACGTAGCCGACGATACCAAGTCTGTTGTTTGGCACCTTCTCTCCGTCGTCCAACTGAATCTCAAGGCAGTCGTCCGCCGTCACTGAGAAAATGCGATTGTTGCGCTTGTTGATGAGCCAACATGACCCGGTGTCGCAGTCGGTCCAGGTGAAAGCCAGGTCGCTGCGGTACTTAGCCATCTCAGTCACACCGCCGCACTCTACCTGAACGATGGACTTCTCTCCCGCCGACCCGGCGCGTGGGTCGCTCACGATCCACCCCTTATAGAGATACGTGGTGACCGCATCGACGGTGTGGCTGATGCTCACCCGCGCGCCGCGCCGAAGCTCTTTGTAGTAGCCTGGTCCGGGGTTGTTCGGGTCCGGCCGGTATGCGCCTTGCGGGTCGAACGGGTCGGCAACGTCAAGCCAGAACGAAGCGGCCCCGCTGCCATTCAGTGTCGAGTCCCAGACGAGGCCATGCACGTCTCCCCTGCGCTCGGTCCCGTTTGACCAGGTGGTGCCGCCGATCTTGACCGATAGGCCGCCGTCAAAGAGGCTAGTGAACGGCATCAGTTAGCTCCAGAATCCGTCTATCCGCCGACGTGACACTCACGTAAGCTCTCCGACGTCGACCGGTGCGTCCTCGCCTGCGTCACTCGTAGCGCGCACGGACTCGCGCGCGCGCATCTCGGCAACCTCTACCTCGGCGATGGTCTTGTCGACGATAGCCTGCGCGAGCTGCACGCCTAGCGCCTTGATGACTGCGTTTGCGTCTGCCATGGGTCCTCCTGATTGACTCAATAGCCGCCGCTGGCGTCCACGGCGATGTACGAGTAAGTAGACGAGTCGCGACGCACGTACAGTCGCTTGGTCGAGGAGTCGAAGTAGAGTTTCCAGCGCTGGGAGGTGGTCGCGGAGTCCTGAATCCAGATACCGTCTTCACTCGTACCCGACACGAAGTTGGTGCCAGGACGAATGCCTCCACCGAAGACGAGGAGTGGACCGTCGAATCGGTTGTTGCCGCTCGATGTGCCAATCGTGAGCTTGCAGTCGTTCGCCTCTATCTCAATCCGTGGATAGCTCGTTGTCCCAATCATGGCGATTGAGGCAGAGCTTGTGATGCCGCTCAACCGGCGCTCCGGCCCCTGAATGTAGAAGTTAGACGCGCTAGAATCACCCCACACCTGCATTTGCGCGTAGGTGTAGGCATCATAGAAGCGGATTTTGTCGTTATCGACGCCAGTGATTTCAACTCTTACGCCGCTCGCGGCGGTGCGGAATACGCCGCCACTCGTTAGTTGGAAGGTAGTCCCGGTGATTGTCACCCCGTTGATGTTCCCGCCGCTGATGTTCACGGCGGTGAGGTTCAGCGAGTTTATCTGCGCGGCGGTGACGACGGCGGCCTGAACGTCTGCGACGTTCAGCTTCGCGGCGGTGATCGAGCCAGCCATGATTTGTTCTGCCCAGACGGCGTTGACGGCGATGTCAGCGTGGTTGACCTGGACGGCGGTGACGGGTCCGACAGCGGCACTCTTGGGGCTCTCAACACCAATGGCGTTGACACTAGAGACGGCGTAGTATTTCGCCCCGTCGGCGTAGGCTTGTGGGATGACAACAACGTTGGCGCTGGTCGTCGCAACGAGCGTTGTCGGGTTGCTCGTGGAGCCCTGGTAGACCTTGTAGCTGATAGCGCCATCAGACACAACGCTCGTCCACTTCACCAGCACCTGGTTGAGTCCGGCGGCCGTAGCTGTGAGGCCGCTCGGAATGTTGCTGTCGCTCAGGATGTTGACGTAGCCGGTGTTCGTCGGCTCGACCACGCCCTGCACATCGACTGACCAATACTGAATCAGGTGACAGCCGGGGTCACTCACCGTGAATGGTGCGGTGTACTGCGTGATGGCCCCGCTATCGACGCGGTAGTACGTCGCGGCAATAGCAGCGCCACCCCCGGAGCTAGCCGACATCGATACGGTAACGCTACCCCTAGACCAGCCGGTGTAGGGGGACTGCTGTACATTGGTGGCGGTCGTCTTCATGCCGGTCGGCATCGCGTAGGTGAAGTCGTTGGCCTCGCCGGGGTCGTCGCCCCACCCGCCCAGCCCTCCGGCCAGGACATCAACCGTTGTCCCGCTGGGACCATCCGGGACGGTCGCCTTGATGCTGGTGGGCGAGAGAATATCAAACGTGGCGTACTCATCACCGAAGGTGACGAACTCTGCGTAATCGAGGTTGGTGCCGGTGATTGTGACGGAGGAGCCCTGGAGGCCGGTCTGCGGCGAGATGCTTGTCACTGCGGGGACCGGAAGCGTCGGGTAGGTGTAGTGGTCAGCGGCGGTGATCGCGCTCATTCCATAGAGGTTCGTCACACTGACATCGACCGTACCGCTGCCCGGCGGGGAGATGGCCGTGATTGAGGTGTCGCTGTTGACGACGAATGAGGCCTGGGCACTGCCGAAGTAGACCTCCAAGGCGGTGGTGAAGCCGGTTCCGGTGATGGTCACATCCTCGCCGCCATCACTGGTGGTGGCGGTTGAGGGAGAGACGCCGGTGACGGTCGGCGCAGCGCCGCTCGTACTGCCGGGATCGCCAACATTCGCGTCATACAAGAAGGTGCCACCAGACCCGCTCCCGGAGTCGTCGTAGACCGTGATGCTGACGGTGCCGCCGGATGCGCTGTAGGGCACAAGACAGGCGATGGCGGTGTCATCGACGACTTGGAAGTTGGGGCCAGCATCGACGGCGCCGAACTTCACCCTTCGGACGGTGTCCGGTGAGAAGCCAGTGCCGGTAATGATGACGAGGGTGCCTGACGGCCCTTGTGCCGGGGTGACACTAGAGACGGTGACGGCCATCAGCTAGTCCTAGAGAGAGTCAGTGTCACGTAAGCGCGAAACTGCTGGTAGTATTGCTGGTCGCGCTCGTAGTCAGGGTCGTTGCATACCCCGACGCCGAAGGAGACGCCATCGACGGTCAGGGTGTTGGTGGGCTTCGCCGTCTCGGTGCGAATCGCGTCGATTAGCGTCTCTAGGTTGGATACCGAGGTGCCCTGTACCCACAGTGGGATAGTCATCGGCGAATAGCCGTTGTCGCGGACATTCACCTGAGCGACGCCGCCCGAGTAGCTCGGCGCGTCCTCGTAGTACCGCTGCTTGGCGCCGAGGTTCACGCCCTGCTTGTCTACCGAGTACGTAGTTTGGTTATTGAGGTTGATTGAACCCAGCTGGTAAGTAGGTACTGCCATCAGGCCATCCCCGCGAGTCCGCGCCGACGGCGTCGGTCGGCAATGTCCATGCCCCGCGTGGTGTACGGCTCGATCTGGCGTCCGAACCGCGCAATGTCGCTCACGACAACTCCCTGCGGGAAGTGCTGGTGGTTGTGGTAGTGGACCTCTTGCGTGACGGTCGCGCTGCCGCCACGTGACAGGATACCTGCCTCGCGCAGCACCGCAGTCTGCCGACCGGGATCGTTCAGCGGCACGACGGCCTCGGGGCCTTTCTCACCGATGAGGGCGATCTCGGGACGACGGACGACGGCACCGGCAGCATGGGCGGCCATTGTTGGTAGTTTGCCGGTCGCCTGGATGGAGATCTGGACGAAGCGCGGGATGCCTGCCAGCTGTGACTTGACGGCGCTGATGGTCCCGGAAGCGTTGTTGGTCGCGTCGATAGTTGGGCGCGCGGTCTGGCTGGTCAGCGCCGCGAGGTCAGCCCGAGCCTTCTTGAGCTTGGCGCGCAGCGATGCGTCGCGGGCATCCAGCTTGGGGTTGCCCTTGACGTTGCCGAGGGCCTTGATCTGAGCCCGCAGGTGGTCAACGCGCTTCTGGGCCTGCACGGCCTGGTCGGAGCTTACCCGGAGATTCCAGACGGCCAGCTGCTGCGGCGTGAGGGACTTCTTCCATGCCCGCAGCTGCTGCATACCCTGCTTGGTGTCCACGTTGATATGCGCCGGGACGACAATCGGAGGAATCTTCTGGAATGGGTTGGTGACCTCGATAGTGTTCAACATGTTCTGGTGCTGAGATACCAGCCGATGGCTCGGCATAGGAGACGCCTGACTATACAGTTTGCCCAGTTGCTCCTGGAGCGTCTTGTGACTGGCGGCGAGCGGAAGGTTCCAGTTCTTGGGGTTGTTGATGAAGTCGCGCAGGCGCTGGACTTTCACCCATGCGGCTGCGTCCTTCAGGTCGAGCGGAATCTTGTAGGTATCCGGGTTCTTCCACTCAGTAATGGAGCCGCTATGCTCCAGGATGCGCTTGTCGTTGACTCCGCCCTTGTAGCCAAGTTGATTCCTTGGGTCGTTCATGCTCTTGAGCGTCTTACCAAGGGCGTAGCCGAGGACAGCCGCAGCGGCCACTGGGATGATGATGGTGGCGGCGGTCGCTACGATACTAGTACCACCGGCCACGGCAGCGGTGCCAGCACCACCGGCCGCAGCAGACGCGGCTCCGCCGCCCAGGCCGAGTACGCCTCCTAGCAGCTGCGCGCCTCGGATAGCGCCTCCGATTCCCTGGAGGAGCAGGCCACTGCCACCGGCCGCGAGGCCGCCGATGATGGCGGCTTTCTTGAGTCCGCTGGGGAGTTTGTTGACCAGACCCATGATGCTGGTTAGCACACCGAGGAGGCTGGTGAAGACGGGCAGGGCTTCACTGCCGAAGTCGATGGCTGCGACCTTCGCCTCCGACAGTGCCTTGTCCCACTTCCACGCAGATGACTGCTTAACGCGGTCCATCGCCTTGGCGAGGTCGCCGTTTGCTCCCTGGACGCGCTTGATCAGAGCTATGTTCTTCTCGTAGCGGGCGCTGAGGAGGCTCTGGATACCCGTGACGGCGCGGATGTTGCCGATGGCCTTGCGCCACGCCAGCGGATCGCCCTTGAATGCCTTGTCCATCTCCTCAAATGTCTGGATCAAGCCCTTATTCCTCATGTCGTCACGGAGCTTGACGTAGGAGAGGCCGTACGCCTTGAGGGTGTCCATGCCCTGCTTCGTGGGGGCCTGGATGGCGTTGATACCCGCGCGCAGAGCGGTGACTGCCTCGTAGGTAGAGAGGCCGGTCACGGTCATGGCGGCGAGGGTTCCTGCCACCTGGCCGAACGAGACGTGAGCCTTGGCGGCGATGGGGATAATGCGGCCGAGCGAGGCCGAGAACTCCTGCGGCTCGGCCTTCCCCTCGCGGACAGCCGCGACGAGAATGTCAGTGGCCTTGGCCGCGCTGATGACCTTGGGGCCGTAGGCAGACATCACCGAGGTGACGGCATCGGCCACATCGAGGGTGTTACCAAGGCCAGCCGCAGCGGCCGTGGCGGAAGCCTTGAGGATGCTGAACGCCTGGGCGCCCTTGAATCCCGAAGAGGCCACGAAGTAGAGGCCCTCGGCCAAATCCTGGGGCGACTTGCCGATATCCTTGGACAGGGCCAGCACCTGCTGTCGCCACTGCTCGGTCTGCTTCTGTGACGCCCCCGTGAGCGCGCCGATTCGTGTCAGGGCCTTGTTGTACTTGTAGGCCAGAACGCTGGTAGCTGCGCCCACGGCGAGCGTCGGTATCCCAACGTAGTTGGTCAGCGCACGGCCAACATTGGTCATGCCGAGGCCGATGCGCTCCCAGTTGCGGCCAACCCTCTTGGTGGTCTGCTCCATCGAGGCGCCGGTCTTGGTGCTGGCGCCCTCAAAAGAAGCGATGTCGCGCTGCGCTGAGCGAATGCCCGGACCAGCCGCGTTGATTGCGCGGATGACGATGTCCAACTGTGCAACGTCGGTCATCTTACATCTCCCACGGCCATCTGCCGGTACGCTGTTTCAGTTGTACTGCCTTTGCCATCTGGTGAGGTGCATCGTTCGGAAGCTTGCTCTTGTCTAGGTCCTTGTCGAACAGGTTTCTGCGTGCTTGTGCGTACGCGCGCATCCACATTACGTCGCCAGCGAGAAGGAGCGGCTGCTGCATGGCATCGAGGAGCGATGAGGCCAGCCCCTCTTCGCACATGCGGCTGAGTCGCCACTGTGGTGGCTCCTCTGCGCCCTCGTCTCCGTTCAGGAAGGAGTCGAGGGCGAGGAGGAGTTTCCCAGGTCTTCCCGACTGCGGAGTCCTACAATCTGGAGCGCCGCCCATCGCGCAACGCGAGGCTCAAGTAGCTTGATGTTCTCGGGCGACACCTCGGCGTCGATGCTCCACGCAACGATGCCTGCACGCAGAACAGAGAAGATGTCCAGCTGCGCCAGAGGATCGGCCGACTGACGCTCGATGACGGCCTTTATGTCATCCTCTGAGGCGCCGTCCAGCACTTTCTCGATGTCCAGTGCCTTGGCAGCCTTGACGGCATCTACGGCGGCGACCATCTCAGCGCCCTCAATCTCTGCCCACGAGAGCGGCCGGATGTCCAGCCACTCATCCGAGTCAGGAACGTTGACCCTCGTGGTGTACTGCGTGACTAGCAGGCCCACGGTTAGACCTCCGTGACGGCGCCAGTGGCGGTCAGCGTGACCGTGAACATGGTAGGCTGGCCCTTGCTCGGGGTGCGGTCATAGCCGGTGATGATCGTCTCGACCTGGGTGTACTTGGTGCCGCCCCAAGTCACCTTGAGGGTGCGGGTGCCGCCGCTGGTAGCGACGCAACCGAGATCCTTGAAGATTGCATCCGGGCCGGTAGAGGCGGTGTCGTCGTAGAAGCCCTCGATGGTAATCTCATCCATCTGAAGCAGGCCGCCAAAGAGGTTCTTCTGCCAGCCGCCAGCGCTTGAGCCAAGGGGCGTCACGTCCACCGTCGGGGCGTTGATTTTCACGCCGTTGATTGACGTGATGTACTGCGACATATCGACAAGCGTGCCGCTGGAGTTGTCGAACTCCACCTTGATGTTCGACCAGTTGTACTGAGCCACTTCTTACCTCCGGTAGGTGTGGCCGCGTCTCTCGCCTGGGAGCGGCCGTTGTTCTTGTGTCAGCGCCTCGCAAACCCCGCGAAGAACGAGAGGGACGGGCTGCTTCCGCTGCCGGTCAACACATAGGCGACTCGGCAGTATTGGCTTATGGGCGTTCCGGCCGGGATGGCGATGGCTGCCGCAGTAGGAGCGGTGGTGAACGTCGCTGATGCCCCTGAAACGTCGGTGTAGGTGCCGCCGATTGTGGTAGCAGACTGGAGCTTCACAACCCAGTTGGTGTAGCCACCCAACGTAATCGCCGGTACGTGGACGTGGAGGCTGCCTCCGTTGGCGCGCTGCACGGTGCCGCCCGTGCCCCCGACAGTCACGTTCACAGGGATAGTGAAGTGCGTCGCGTCTGTGACGGTCACAACGTACGTGCCGTTGATTGACGGCGTCGATCCGGTGTGGCTGGCGATGATGACGGTGTCGCCGCTTGCGAGTCCGTGGGCGGATGACGTGGTGATGACTGTTGGGTTAGCGACGCTAGACGAAGAGACGGAAACCGGTGCCCCGCCGCAGTCGGCCCCGGCCTGGTTGCTTGCGCTCGTTACGACGGTACCAGCGGGAGCTAGGATGACACCTTCCTCGCGGCCGTATGACCCGGCCGACTCATAGCTGATGTCCTGGACAACGACCTCGCCTTTGTTGACGCCGCGCCTCTCCGCAGACACCAACATCGACGGGTACCCGAAGAATGGCTGGCCCAGAGCGTTTCCTGCCAACGCCCACGCAACCGGACAACTGGATGCCAGATTGCCGAAGCTCGCGTCGCGGATGAATGCGTTGGTAGCCTGCGCGGAATCGTCGTAGACGACGGTCTGCTCAATGGTGGCCGATCTGACACCGCCGAACTGCTTTCGCTCTGCCGTAGCGCCTAGGGGCGTGGTGTCCATCACCGTTGCCGTAGCCTTAGCGTCGATGGTCAGCATGTAAGGGAGCAGGCTGAAGCCATCGGCCAGAAAAAAGGCAACGTCGGAACTCTTGTACACTGTCATGCTTGCTCTCCTTGTGCGCCGCAATCGGGGCAGAACCAGAGTATCTTGGTGCTACCTGCGGTCTGTCTCGTTACTTTGCGGGGATGTGAACACTCCGCTGCCGCAGGCTCACGCAGTTCGGCCGATTCGTTGCCCTCACAGCGCTTTAGGGTCGCATCAATAGACATAGATAGGCTGAAGAGCGTGTCGCGGATGACACGCAGCTGCCCGACGATCTCAGCGTCCTGCATGGGTGAACCTCACATCGAAGCGACGACGGCACATACGTCCGCGCTGCTCCTCGTAGTCCGCTACGTCCATGATGTTGACCTCGGCCGTGCCCCACATCGTCAGGAGTGCATCCTCTAGTGCCTCGGAGATACCGATAACGCTAGTCATGTCTTCATCCCAAAGGTCGATGTAAAAGCGCGGCGTGGATGCTTTGATGCCCCCGCCAAGTGCGTGCAGCCGTGCACCGCCGACGCGATTGATAACGACACACGGCAGCGTCGGCTCCTCTGGCATCCGGTGATGATAGACACGGGTTCCGACAAGCGCCGATAGGGCGCTGTGGCTCTTCAGGGCGGTAACGAGTGTCGATTCAAAGCTCATGCGCCGAACACCGCCGCGAATCGTGCCGCGAGGTTGGCGGCGAAGTCCATGACGACCTCTTCGCGCGTCTCCTCATAGGCAGGGAGCATGAATGGATGTGGCGCGTTAGTAACGAGTCTGACGTTGCCAACCTCATCACCTTCCACGCCGATGAAGTGCATATTGCCGCGACTGACGCCGCCGTACTCAAGCTTTCGGGCGTACGGAGCCTCTGCGGAAATCTTGACCGATGCGCCAGCGCCGGGGCGCGTGACAATATGGCTCGCCAAGTACCCCTGGCCGTACTCGTCCCACGGCGGAGACGGGTAGGCGTAGTCGTGCGGGGCAAGCTGCCTAGCGACGGCCTCGACCATCTTTCCGCTGGGAAGCAGCTCATCGCGGAGCGATGCTGGATTCTCTAGGATTGCCAGGCAGGCGGCGAGCTTGCGGTTCACTTCCGTAACGCCCTTTACGTAGACCTCATACATTTCCGGGGATGACCTTCTCGATGAGCAACTGAGTGAACGTTCCGGTTGGGTCCTGGATAATGCTGGTAACGCTCCATGGGAAGCCGTCCCACATCATCCGGTCGCCGTGCTGAATCTCGTTGTACTGGCCGTTCAGGATGACGCGGCGCTGCGTGCGGATTTGCGTCACCTGGTCAAGTCGTGTCTCCTGCGGACGGATTCTTAGACCCACGTCAACGGGTCCGACGTTAGCGCGCAGATTGTCATGTCCCGGCAGTACCGCCCATGACTCCTGAATCTCGCCGATGCTGCTCGTGGTGACAGTGGCACGCATGATTGTCACCTCGTCACCGAAGAGGTGATCGAGCGCCATGTTAAGTCGGTTACCACCAATGGGAACCGAGTTCACAACAGGCCCTCCCGCATGAGCGTCTTCCAATACGTCTCCTCAGCCTGCAAGGCATCGTCGGCGAACGAGGCGCTTCCGAACGCGGGTGCGTCAGTGCTCATGGAATCGGCATCCTGCCGTAGCTGCGCGGCGCGGGCGCGGAGTTCCTTGGCGACGGCTGGGCCGTCGGTAGCGAGGCCGAGAATCGTGACCGCCTGTTGCGTGAGGGCTGCGTCCGACGCGATGGTGTCGAGAGCCATCGCAGCGGCGAGCATCACTGACCCGCCCACCATGGAAAGAAAGGCCGCAATCTCCTCGTCCTGAAAGATTTGGCGGTTCTCGTCTGTGTCGGAGATGAGCAGCCGCACCCGGCCTGCGTCGGTGCTAGTGTCGTACGTGAACGTCATCATGCCCCCTAGCTGACGGGGCCGCGCGGTGCAGCGATCCGAAGTCGCTCCTCCGCGCGGCCCCTTACAACGGGACTATCGGCCCTGCCGACGCCCCGGCTAGCTCACGGCTCCAATCAGGAGCCGGAGCCGTTGCTCGCCACGGCGAGCTTCGGGTCCACGATGGCGACGCCGAAGATATCGCGGACCTTGTACCAGACGGCCTCTTGGTCGAAGTCCTCCGGGACCGTGCCGCCACCAAGCTTCTGACTATTGGGCGTCTTCACGAACAGCTCGGGGCCGATGTGACCGGCGAGCGGGCTGAACTCCGCAAACGGGCGATTGCCCAGCGCGTTAGCGATGACGAACCATGAGGAGTTGCCGTTGGCGGTAGAGGCGACGTAGGGAATGTACGGGTTCACCTGCACCGACAGACGACCGGCCATCCAGTTGGTCGTGACCAGCTGGTTCTGAGCGTTGTACGCGCCGCCGCCCTGCGCCACCTGGATTTGGTAGGCGTTCATCAGGATGTTGCGGGCCTTGATTTCAAGCGCAGGCGGAACGACCAGCGTGGCGGCCTCGATGACAATCGGATGGCCATATGCATCGACCTGCTTGCCCAGGACGAGCATGGCATCACCAAGCGCGTCGATGGTCAGAGCAGGGTTGTTGCTTGCCGCGCCGTTGGTCGTGTTGATCTGGTTCTTGTTAGCCGTCTTGAAGACGTTAGCGTTGGGGCCGTTTGCGTCCACGAACAGCTGGGCGACTTTGAGGGCCTCGGTGCGCCGCGCGGCGATGGCGAGGCTCTGCGGCATGTCGGCCAGAGCGCCGAGGTCATCGTTGATTAGCGTTTCGAAGTTCACGCCCCACTTGGTGCCGAACTTGCCGACCTGGAGCGTGATCGGCGTCTCCTCGGACGGATGCCGCTCAGCGTATTCCTCGCGCTCACCAACGGCCGGGAGCACATCGGTCAAGCCAATCATCCCAAGGCGCTTGGCCTGGCGAAAGTCGCGGAGCGGGCGACCAAACTTGACGTAGCTCGTCCAGTCAGGAATCCACGCCTGGTAGTAGCTCATCATGCTCCGGTCGAGAACATCCCCGAAGAGATAGGGGAAGTCGGAGAGCATACTGGCCTCGCGGAACTCATACAGGCCCTTGTTCTCTCCCGCGACAGCGCGCTCGAAGATGTCCACCGTGGCGTCGATGGCCTCGATGGAGTGATTGCTACGGCGGGCAAAGCCCTCCTGCTTCTCGCCTCCGAGAAGCTCGTGGACGCGGTCGGCAGAAGCCTGTGCCTCTTCCGTAAGCGTCTTGAACTCGGTATGGTCCATCTGTGCCCTACCTCCGGTGGGGACTCAGAAGCGGCGGCATCTCTTTCCGGTGAGCCGCAGCTTCGCTTTTGTCAGGTCGAGAGACGAACGGGGATCGTCGCGGTCGAGCCACTAGTGATTGCCTGAAGGGCGATGCCGAACCTCACGCCCGTATTCTTCTTAGAGAGCTTAGGCGTGTCGCCCACTACCCAGTAGATGATGTCGCCCACGGCGACGGCGCTGTTGCCTCCGGTATCGACGGCCTTTACCGACAGGTTGAACACCGCTCCGTTCTTGACGCACACCGTGGCATTCTGCGTGCCGCTAGAGCCAGTGGCAGTGACGGTCACACCGGGCAGCTGGCCCACGCAGACGGGAGAACCAGCGGCGACGCTCGCGCCGACGGTCAGAGGGAGAAAATCTCCCTGGTTGTACACTTCGTTTGCAGCCATTCCGGCCTACCTCCGTTGGTCAGCGGCCCTTGACCGCCAGCTTTGCCTGATCCTCGGACATGCCGAAGACACGCATAAAGCGCGCGACGGCGGCCTCCTGAATCTTGGTGTCGTCCTTGGCTTCGTGCGTGGACTTGCCCTGCTCCTTGATCTCGCCGGTCCCGAGAATCTTGGCGAGGTACTCGGCCTCAGCCTTGGCGGCCTCCTCAACAGACGCTTTCAGCGCGTCAATGTCAATCTGGCCATCCACGATAGGCGGGTTCTTCGCCACAGACTCCGCGATGCGCTGCTTGCTAGGCGCGGGAAGGTCGATGTCGGCCAGTGCTCTACCGGCCTCGCGCTGCGCCTCCAGGACGGCGAGAGCCATCTCGGCGCGGTCAGCGCGCTCAGTAGCCTGATTGGCGCGGTCGTTGGCTTCAGACACCATCGTCTCTGCCTCCGACAGCTTGCCCTCAAGCTCGGTGATGCGAGCCTGCGCTTCTGTCAGTTCCATCTGATCGGTCTCCTTGCTCTCGTCCGCCTCTTCGACGGTGCTTGTGGGAGTGTGAACGTCATCGTTGCTCTCGCTGCCGCTCGATTGCCGCATGGACTCCATGAGGGCCAACACCTTGCCTCCGGCACCAGGCCGGGTGACGAAGTCAACCGATTCTACCGAGTCGATGCGCGTGATGATGCGGCCCTTACGCCCCTCGGCCTCGCCGGGTTCGAACACGCCGTGCGCGCGGATGCTAACCCCGATGTGGGGAGCCAGCGCCTCAATCATCGGCTTGTAGATGTCGATGACTTGAGCCTCAGCATACAGTCCTGGGCCGTCCGGCCCGTCGGCGCGGTACTCGGCCGGGCTGGTGAGGACTCCCGCCAAGTCGCGGACGCTGCGCTCGGGGCGCTCGCGTCCCTCAGACTCCGTCGGGTGATCTAGGTACATCTGGGTTCCCGGCTTCCATTTGCTGGCATACTGCTCCAACAACTGCGGGCTGTAGTATCCGCTCGACCCCCAGCCGGGCTGGATGATTTTCACGGGGATAGTGCCATCGTCGCGGATAGCGCGCTCTTTCAGGGCAACGACTTCGCTGCCGAGGTATAGGTCTTCGACTTCGCGGATTTCGTCAGGCATTGTCGTCACCTCATCGGGTGCGGTCTTCGGTCGGGATGACCATAATCTGGCCTAGAATCTGAAGATTGTCCGGGACTGCGCCCTCTGGGTAGACTTCCAGGAAGCACATGCAGCGCGGATGGGCTGGCGGTGCTAGTACGTCCGGTAGGTAAACCGTGTCAAGGGAGACAGGACCCATCTGGGCGTTGTCGTCACACTCATCTACGTGCGGGTGCAGCGGGTGTAGCAGCCATTCCTTCACCACATCTA